AGGACATGAAGACGACCCTCAGTAGAGGGTCTTTTTTTGTCTCTAAATAATGATAAATATACCCAGACTACAAATATATAGTGCCCACACAGAGTTTTTCACAAGGATTCAAAGATATTTCTTTATCCTTCAAAAAGCATCCAGTGACGAATGACATTCTTGTTCTAAAAAATGAGGATGCCATAAAACGCTCTGTGCAAAATTTAGTGCGTATCAACTTTGGTGAGGTATTTTTCAATAGACTATTAGGCACAAATGTTACAGGATCACTATTTGAGTTGGCAAACTCAGATTTTACTGATCCTATGAAATCGGAAATAGAGACAACACTAAAAAACTTTGAACCAAGAGTAAGACTTACAGATGTTGGGTTTATATCGACACCTGATAAAAATTCCCTTGAAGTGAGTATATTTTATGACATCATTGGTTTGTCTGCTCCAACACAACAAGTCACATTCGTTCTAGAACCAACAAGGTTATAATGGCACTGCAACAGTTTACCAATCTAAATTTTGAGGACATCAAAACCTCAATCAAAGATTATCTAAGACAGAACTCAAATTTCTCAGACATGGACTTTGAGGGATCAAACCTGTCTACTTTGGTGAATGTACTTGCATATAATTCATACACGACAGCATATAATACAAACGCAGTAGTAAACGAGACTTTTATTGATAGTGCGACACTAAGAGAAAACGTTGTGTCATTAGCAAGAAACATAGGATATGTTCCACGTTCTAAGCGAGCAGCAAGGATGATCGTTGACTTCAGCATAGTAGGAATCAATACAAATACAACAACGATTACATTCCAACCTGGTTTGTATGGTAATGGTAGTGTGTCGAGTATCGATTATTTGTTCTCTATTCCACAGAAAGTAACAGCTACATCTAAGGATGGTGAGTCTTCTGGATCTTTAGAAGTATTTCAGGGTCAATATCTAGAAAGTCGTTTTGTTGTAAATGACTCACTTCCTAATCAAAGGTACATTCTTCCTAATAATGGTGTTGACACTTCTACAATTAGAGTTAGCGTCAAAGAGAATAATTCAAGCACAACTGCCACTGAGTATAAGATAGTTGATAATATAATCGGAATAACATCAACGTCAAACATATATTTGATACAAGAGACTACAGATGAGAAGTATGAGATATTATTTGGTGATGGTATATTTGGGGCAAAATTACAGAATGGTAATATAATTGATATTTCATATATCAAGACAGAAGGTAAGAATGGTAATGGTGTAGCAAGATTGAATTTCTCAGGTGTAGTCACAGATGAAGATAATATTACAGAAACTGGTATAATCGCATCCTTACGTCCTCAATTCCCTGCTGAAGGTGGAGATGATATAGAAGATCTAAGAAGCGTGAGATACTATGCTCCAAGACTGTATTCATCACAGCATAGAGCTGTTACAGCAAGTGACTATGAAGCTATACTACCTTCAGTCTATCCAAATATTGAATCAGTCAGTGCATTTGGTGGTGAGGAACTTGATCCTCCCAAATACGGAAGAGTGTTCATCGCTACAAAACCTAGAAATGGTAGTTTTTTATCTGAGTTTACTAAAAAACAAATTCTAACATCACTTAAAAGTTATTCTGTTGCAGGTATTGTGCCTGAACTGATCGACTTGAAGTTTTTATACGTTGAACTTGATAGTCACATCTACTACAATGCCAATTTCGTGGGTGATATTCAGAATCTCAAAACGGATGTCATAACAGCGATGACTGCTTTTGCTAGTGGCACAGAGTTGAATCAATTTGGTGGTAGATTCAAGTATAGTAAAGTTTTATCACTCATCGATAGAGTCAGTGATTCAATTACATCAAATATCACCACGATAAGAATAAGAAGAAACCTAGTAGCAAGATTGAACGTGTTCAGTCAGTATGAGATATGTTTTGATAATACTTTTCATAGAAATAATGATTCTTACAATATCAAATCTACAGGTTTCAATGTATCTGGGGTGTCTGGAACTGTATACTTTGCTGATCAATTTGTTTCGGGTGACACAGGCAACTTGTTCTTATTCCAACTAGGTTCTGATGCTTCTGTCAAAATTCTATCAACTACATTTGGATCTGTTGATTATAAAAAGGGTGAAGTAATAATAGACACAGTGAGTATTACAAGCACTGTTTTATCTGATAATATTATTCAAATTCAGGCAATACCTCAATCAAATGATGTGCTTGCAAGAAAAGAATTGTACTTGCAGTTTGATGTTTCTAATAGTAACTTCTTCATGAGAGAAGATCCAATTTCAACAGGAGCAAATACATCAGGCACAAGGTACGACCCACAATCAAGTTATAGTAATGGTGCAAAAGTGAGAGGTGCAATCATTACAAGTGCATCAACTGCGTCCACACTTGTGGGATATGTAAATGGACAACCGTACTTTGGAGAATTTCACTTGATGCCAAATGGCAACAAAATGACGGGAGCTACACACTCACCTAATAGTGTGATTATAACAAACACCCCTGCTGCTGCCATAGATACTTCATCAACACCTGTGTCATCATCTCCGATGTCAACACCTTCATCATCATCAAGTTCCTCAAGTAGTAGTGGATATTAATGATTCAGACATCACTTACAAAAGTCAAAATAAATGAAGTTGTTCAAAGTCAATTACCAGAGGTAATTGATGCTGAAAACCCTCGTTTTGGTGAATTTCTAAAACAATATTATATCTCTCAAGAATATCAAGGCGGTGCCATTGATATCGCTGAAAACCTTGTTGAATACAAAAAAATAGATTTTCTCAATACAGAAAATCTGACTGGATTCACATCTGTCAGTCAATACACATCAGGTGTTGATGACGTAATATATGTTGACTCTACAAAAGGGTGGCCAAGACAATTTGGTCTTTTGAAAATTGATAATGAGATAATCACATATACAGGTATAGGTTCTACATCGTTTGAAGGTTGTGTAAGAGGTTTTAGTGGTATTGAAAATAATACTAGAACTAACGCACCAGAATACCTTACATTTACTAATAGTGGTGTATCTACACATGCTGCAAGTGCCAAAGTTCACAACTTGAGTAATGTGTTTCTACAGGAGTTTCTAAAGAAACTAAAGAAACAGGTATTACCAGGTTTTGCTGAAAGAAATCTAGATGAAAAACTTAATCAGTCAAACTTTATAAGACAAGCAAAAGATTTCTACAAGTCCAAGGGTACAGAGGAAGCATTCAAAATATTGTTTGGTGCATTGTATAGTGAAAAGGTTGAAATGATTCAACCTTCAAAATACATATTCAAACCATCTGATGCAGATTATATTGTAAACGATCTATTGATATGTGAACTATTGTCAGGTAATCCTCTCAATATTGTTGGTCAAAGTTTGATACAAGAAACAACTCCACTTCAAACAAGTGGTTCAATATACAATGTTGAGAAAGCTTTAGTTGGTGGTAAAGCATTTTATAAAATTTCAATATCTAAAGGAACCACAATAGGTAAATTCAAGCAAGTTGGTAAAACATTTATAACAAATTCTGCACCTGTGGGTGCCACCATATTGAACGTAGACTCAACAATTGGATTTGGAGCTACAGGCACTATAAGATTTGAAGATAGGTCTATATCATATAATTCAAAAAACTATACACAATTTCTAGGTATTACTCCTCTTACATCTCCATGTGGTATAGGATCTACAGTGAGATCAGGTTTAGTAGCTACATCATATGAAGATGGTGATTTGACATTGCCCGTCACATTCAATGTGTTAGGTGTGTTACATGATTTTGTAGGGGAGGCAAGGAGTCAGCAAGAAAATTCTGTACTTAATATCAAACACTTAGGAAAAAAAGAGAAAGAGCTAAGATACAGCACATGGATATACAACAATGCATCCACCTATAATATTGATGCGTTTGCCATACAAAGTAATAATAACTATAGATTCAGTTTCGCTGCAAAAGAACATACCTTATATGTTGGAGATACAATTGAGGTAATAAATCAAAATGATGAGGATGACATAGTGGTTGGTAAAATCACTTTTGTTTTTGAAAACAATCCATTTGGATTTTCTGTGTCTGCGAACGTACCTAACTTAGATACTTCACAAAAATATAAGGTAAGGAGAAAAATGAAGTTGTCTTCTACTGGATTTACAGTAGACGTACAAAACTCATACACTGATGGAGAATCAACTTATGTTGCTTGTAATAGTTTACCAAACTATCCAATTGACCCACAAAAAAGAATAAGAACATTTTCAAATTCAGGTATCAGTACAACTACAGTAGAAATCTCTCTTAGTGATCATAATTTTCATGACGGTGATTTAGTTGTATATTCTCCTGTAGGAGTGGGAACTCTGACTAATTTTAATAATGGTGAAGCGTATTATATAAAGAAGGTTGATGACAATACAGTAAAACTTGCGTACACAGCAGAAAACGTTCGCAGAGGTCAATTCCTTACAGCATTTACAGCAAATGATATAGGTGTTACGACCTCACATACATTGACACCATTTGCAGTGTTTGGTAATTCTGTGGATGGTCAAAAATTACTTAGAAAATTTAGTGACTCTGAATTTACAAGTGAGAAGATAAAGACAGTTCAAGGTGGAGTAGGTTTATTTGCAAATGGCGTTGAAGCATATTCATACAAGTCTTCTGACATTGTTTATTTTGGACCTTTAGAAGATGTTGAAGTATTGAATTCGGGATCTGACTACGATGTCATAAATCCCCCTCGTTTATCGGTCACACAGGACGGTCATACTGGTTTAGGTGCATCTGTCATAGCACAAGTTGAGGGCACCTTACAAGAGATTTTAGTAGACACACTTGGATTAGATTATGAAGAAACCCCTGTGGTGAAAGTTGTCGGTGGTAATAATACAACCGCAATAGCGAGAGCAAAGATGAAGATCGTTCCACAAGTGGTTGAATTTGACTCTACAAGCACTGGAGGTATTGTAAACACAGCTACTGATAGATTTGTATTCCCTGAACCACATGGATTCAAAGATGGTGAAGAATTGATATATGATACAAATGGTAGTAGTAGCCCTATAGGTATTGGAACCACACCAGGTACTCTTGTTGATACTGCTCCATACTTCGTGGTCAAAATCAATGATCATGAGATGCATATATCAGAATCAAAAGACAAGGCATTAGCAGGTATTGGAACAATAGATCTTACAATAAACGGTGGTGGTCTACAAAGGTTTATAACTAAAAAACGAAGGCAAAAACTAGATAAAATACTTGTAGAGAACAGTGGGTATTTTAAGAATAGAGAAGTAAGAACACTCTCAGGAATAAACACTTTCACAGATACAATCAATATAAAAAA